TAGAATATCCATTTAATATACCAAATACATCTAAATCTTTGCGTACAACCATGTTTTTTGCACCAACAGATTCTTTGGATAATTCTAATGCTGTTAAATTACCAGATTCATCAATTACCGTTCTTAAACTATCATCAATTCCAATTTGGGTTTCCAATTTAGCCATTATCTGACCTTAACCCCTTAACGAATTGAGTAATTCCAGCAACAATAATATTATCAATAGAATCAATAATATAGGGTTCAATGGTTTTATTCCATATATTTTTTGTGAATTTCCATTTGGCTAAACCTAATGTACATGCTACACCAGCACCATACATAAAATTACCAAACTTGGATTGTATTGTTTCATTAGGAATCTTCTTTAGTACCCATGCAACTGCAACACCACCAACGGATAAACCAATTGTTGATGTAGCATGTTGTTGTAAAAGTTCTAACATTTATTGCCCCTTTTTCTTTTCAATTTTTCTTAACAACCGTTCTTTTTCTAAATCTCGTTCATTTTGCAGAAACTCAACCAATGTTTTTACATTACTTTCTTGCTCTGCTAAATCTATTTGCATCAACTTCTGTTGGTCTATTAACTTGATAATTATACCCTCAATCCGGGCATAATCTTTTTTTAATTCTGTTTCAAGTTCTTCAAATTCTTCAACTATTTGCTGGTTATAACCCTCTAATTTCCTATCTTGTGCAAATAGAATGTAGGAAATTAATTTTGTTACCCCTATTCCCAGAATAACCATCCCAGCAATTGGTAATCCATGTGAATCTATTACTGCTAAAACATCCACTAATCATTAATATTTCTAATCATTTCAGATAATTCATTTGCCCGGTTTGGTGTTTGTTTTGCCCAAAGAGAATCTAACATTTCATCAGCTGCACATTCCCAATCACCACTTTCAAATGCTTTTAGTGTTTTCTTGAATCTGGAAACACCATAAATACCCATCTGGTAACACATATTCATCAATACAACTTGTGCTGTTTCTGGTAAATCCTTAAACCAACTAAACTTTTCTTGGAATTTTTTAACATTATGTTCCAGAATTTGTTTTAGGATTATATCACAAACATCTTTTGTTAGGAATAAATCTTTAATTGCAAACCCATAACCAATGGTATCAAAACCCTCTGTACATTTATATACAGTAGGTACATAACCCTCATGCCTTGCAATTAATTCTGTTGCTTTGTCTAACACTATTTTTTACCCTTTGGTTTACCCTTTGGTTTTCTTTTTTTATAGAATTCTGAAAATTTCATTTTAATTCTTCTTTTAAAAGCACCATTAAACCCACCAGTTGATTCAATTTTATGTGAACCAGCAAACATTAAATTTCAACTATTCTTAATGATTTGGATGCTGCACTTGATACTTGTTTAAAATGCACAAAAACATCACTTCCCAACCCTCTGGGTACTACAAGGTATGTTAATGTTGAATTTGCAAGTATTAAATCATTTGCTGCACTTGTACTATCACCAGTTGCTGTATCAAATCTAAAAACTACATCTGAATCTGAATATACACCTATTTGTGAAGTATTGGGGGATAATTGTTTTTCTGCTGCTGCTTGTGATGAAATATCTAATGCACTTGAAACAGACCATTCACCACCAACACCAGTATATGCATTTAGGGTTTCAATTACGGGTGATTTTCTTAATATTGCCATTTTTTTCTTCCTATGTTAAAGTTAATGACCAACTACTTGCACATACATGTACAAGAATAAATTATTTTTTCTTTTTAGGTTTTTTCACTTCTTTTTTCAAATCTTTACCGTTTGCATCACATTCAACAAAACGGGATTTTAAACTATCAATATCATGTACTTTGGGTAAATATAAAATTACTGAATTATTTGGTTTTCTAAAATATCTTGCTTTTGCCATTATTTTAAGTTCCTTTTAATATGTGGTGGGGGAAACAGATAAGGCTTCCACCCACCACATGTACGACCACTAACTATATCAATTAAGAAACATCTGTTAGGATATAAACCCCAAATGCATCTTTAATTTCAACTTCACCCCAGAATCCAACTGCAACATATTCTGTTAATCTTGCAGATTCATCCCGTTGTGTTGCTATTCTAAACAATCCATCAGCACCAATACCAAGACCAATAGCACCAGATGAGAATGCAAAACCAGCAGCATCACCACCAGAAGCAACATCTTCATCAATTTGGTCTGACCAATAGATGTTAAAACCACCAAGAGATGATACAAAACCAGCAGACATCAGTTCTTCACCTTTTGCACCCATCAAACTCATTGGTTTGGAATTTGAACCAGTTACAGCATCATCTTGCAATAATGATGATAAACCTTTATCACCCCAAACTTGTTTTGGTGATAACACAAGGTTATATGGCATTACTGCACCGGCTGCCCTTAATTGACGCATTGCACCAAAAACATGTGATAATGCTAATGCAGTACCAGCAGCAGATTCTGTTTGTGAAAATGCTTTACCAAGTTCAACTAAATCATCATCCAATTTGGCTGCAACTGCATTACCTAATGCTGCACCTACACCAGCATTTAAATCATCTGCTGAACCCATTGCAACCAAATCAGTTACATCTGCTCTAATAACATGTTCAGATACTGTTGCTGTTCTCGCAGCAGTTGTTACAGACGTTACTGTTGTATGGTCTGCACCCTCTGTTGCTGCTGCAACATCACCAGTTGTCAATTTTGTCCAATCTGAAAATTGAACATGATTTGTACCCATTGCTGCTTGTTGTGATGTAACAAGGGGTAACATGACATTTGCTTGATTAAATGCTATAACAGCATCACCTATGGTTCTTCCTAATCCACCGGCCGCTACACTTGTTGTTGTTGTTGCCATTTAAATATTACTCACTTTCTGAATTCTTAATTCTGTATGGTTTTTTTAAAGTTCCATTACCAAACCCAGAAAATAATCCAATTGAAGTTTTTGTTGCAGTTTTCCCCTCTGATTTACGGGTTGCCCGTTCTTCAAGTTCATCAACATAATCCATATAATCTATTTCACCACCTTTATAGGTTGTTTTAACATCCCCATCTGGTAATGGTGTATGTGTTAGTTCCTTATTAGGGTCTAAATCTACACCAAACGGTTTATGTACATCATTACATGTACCCAATCTTTATTCCACCATTTGTTAAATTATTGTTTGCTTTTTGATAACCTTTTGGGTCTTTCATTGCCCATTCTTCCATTGAGGAATAACCCCCGAATTCACCAGTTGATTTGTCTAAACCCTCTGGTACATTCTTTGGGTTACTATTAGCAGTTGAAAACTTCTTTTGGATAACTTCCAATTTTGCTAATGGTAAATCTCCAAATGCTTCTTTATCTTCATCTGAAAATGTATCAAGAATTGATTGACGTTTTCCCTCAAAATATGTATTAGCAGAATCTACTTTAGAAGTTAAATCTTTAATTGTTGCATCCCGTTCTGTTAGCAACTCTTTATATTTACCTTCTTCTTCCATCTTATTTTGACGGTTGTTTTCTTTTTCTAACTTATATTTTGAAAGTTCATCTTCAAGAGATTGGTTTTTGTTACGCAATTTCTTGTTATATTCAACTTCATTCTTGTGAAGCATCTCATAATCACTTGTTCCTACCCCATCATCTGGCTGATTCTGGTTCTGGTCTGTCTGACCAACACCCTCAACGGTCTGTTGATTTGTGTTATCTGTATCACTTAACATATTAATCCCTTAATAAAAAGTTGGTTTTTTAATACAATTGTTTGTATAGAACACAATTAATTTAATAAATTATTGTGTAAACTTTCAAAACATTATTATGTAAACTTAAAAAAATTGTTAAATTATAATGATTACAAAGGTGAATGGTTTAATTTTGTAGGTTATGAACCACATGATGGTCAATTAAAACTACACAACCCCCCTAATGGGGTATATGATTATAATAATAATCCAGATGGAACAAGATTTACAGTTGTTGCTGCTGGTAGAAGATTTGGTAAATCATATTCATCTGCAAGAGAAATTGAATTAAAGTTGTGCCAACCAAATTCTGTTTGTTGGATTGTAGCACCAACTTATGATACATCTGAAAAGATATTCAATTTTGTTTATAAAGAATTAGTTTTAGACAAGGGTTATAAACCATCTAAATTTTCCCAGAAACATCAAATACTTGAATTTGATTGGGATGGTGGTAGGTCTATACTGCAAGGTAAATCAGCAGAACATCCATCTGGGTTAATTGGTGAGGGTGTTGATTTGGTGGTGTTTGATGAAGCATCTAAAATACCACAATTTCAACGAATCTGGGAAATGTATGTTAGACCTACATTATCAGATAAAAAAGGTAGAGCAATCTTTATATCTACACCAGATGGTCATAATTACTTTTATAAATTGTTCTTGCAAGGTCAAAATGGAACACCGGGTTGGTTTTCATATAACTCACCATCATGGGAAAATAAACATGCATTTCCAGATGGATTAAAAGACCCAGATTTGATTGAAGCAAAGAACACATCCACAACTGAAATATTCAATCAAGAATATGGTGCTGAATTCACATCCCTACAAGGTAGGGTTTATAATGATTTTACGAGGGATGCAAATGTGGGGTGGCATCCCTACAATTACAAACTACCCACATATTTAACTGTTGATTTTGGGTATAGACAACCAGCAGCACTTTGGTTTCAAACCAACAACATAAATGGTATTGACCACATATATATAATAGATGAAATTATACATCAAACTAATTTAAAAACTGCTGAATTTGTAGATTTAATTAAACAAAGAACATACCAAATAAGTGGTGTATTTGGTGACCCAGCCGGGTATCAAACACAAGCATCTGTTGGTATGGGTGAAGCAGATATATTTTATCAGATGACTGGGTGGCGAGTAATGGCACTACGGGATAAAGCATCAAGAAGTATAGCATCTGGTGTTTCACATGTTAGAAACTTTGTATTAAATGCAAACGGTGTTGTAAGATTACACATTGATAAATCATGTACTGGAATAATAGAAGATTTTGAGGGGTATGCATACCCGGAATCAAAAGATGGTCAAGCAGTAAAAGAAATACCATTAAAAGATGGTTATTATGACCATGGCATGGATGCAATTAGATATGGAATTGTTAATTGCTTCCCAATAAGAAACTACAAAATTAAATTTGGGGATAGATAAATGATTTATTCAATGGCAAAGAAATATATTGATGATTCAATTAAAGAAGAAAAAATACAACAATCTAAATTAAGAAGAATCCAGATATATAAAATGTTAGATTATTACAATGGTGATAATTACAACAAATACATTAAAGACCGTTTTAAATCAACAGCATTTCAAGAAATTCCAGTAATGGGATTGAACATTACAAAAAGATTCATTGATAGAATGAGCAGAATTTATACATTAGGTGCATCCAGAACCGTACCATCCAGCCAAGATTTATATGATTCATTAACCATCAAAAAATCCATTAGAATGAAACATGCTGAAAAGATGACCAATCTATTGGGAACAACAGCATTGCAAGTTGTATGGGATGAAAACGGTGGAAATCCAAGATTTGATTACATTCCAAGATATGCATTTGATGTTATTTTAGATGATATGAACCCACTAAAACCCATTGCAATTAAA